CCTAATGAAGGTCTTACACCATTTGATATTGAAGATTTTGCACATGATCAAGAGGTTAGCTGGCCTATAACAAGTATTAGAAGAGCTATTACAGACTTAACTAATGCTGGTAAACTAACTAAAACTAATACTATGAAACTAGGTAGATACGGTAAAAACGTACATACTTGGAAATTAGCGTAAATAATTAGGGTGTAGTGTATGTCGAGGTCAAGATGTAGTAATAAGCAAATTAACATATTGGCAGGTGATACTAGGTTACATTGCACCCTATAAATTAAGGAGGCTATAATGGCTAAAAAGAAAGAAACTAAACAAGATCCAATAGAAATGGTCTTAGATTTAATAGATACTGTAAATGAAAGTATTAAAAATATCCATAGCAGAATAGATGAATGTGTTAAAAGGATAGATAGTATTTCTGAACTTAAATCTAATGCTGAAAGCAATATAAGTGATGAAATGAGGAAAATGGTTAATAGAATGGCCAAAAGGATGGGAATGGAATAATGGCTAAAAATAAAAAACCTACTATGATGGAGATGAGAAATGTTGTAACTAATCTCATACAACAATCAGAAAACTTAAAACAACATGTAACTATGATCGATAATATTCTAATGGGATATTTAAAGTTTAAGAAAGATGAAAATGACTTTAAAGAATGGTTACAGAACTCTAAGGAGAAACCTAAAGATGAGTGAAACAAACTATGTAATATACCATAGAAATAATAGAACTCTACAATTAACAAATCATTTTGATTTAGATGGCGATTTAGATCCTAATTATATTAGATTAAGAAACTTAGCTTTAACTGGTCAATTTGTTGATGGTAAATTTATTTCAAAATATCCCAAAAAGTTTAATTGGGTTATTGAATGTGCTAAAACTGAATTATCAACGTATTCTAAGTATGATAAAAGAAGATGTGGTATATGTAGTGGTATATTTAAAGATGTAATGAACGACGATTACACAATAACTGATTTTTATGCTAAAAACGTAGTAGAAATAGATGATGGAGAAGTTCACCCATTGTTTTATAAGATAATAAAGAAGTTTAATGGTGTTAAAATTAGTTAATTGTATTAAATGTAAATGTAAGTGCTTTCCTGTGTATGAGTTGAGTACGCTACGTAGTCAATTCGTATGCAAGGATTGCGCTTTATCAATAATGGAGAAGTATTATGATAGAAGACCTGATGAAATTAAAGAAACAGATTGATACTATGATAGAAACATATAAAGATTTACATCCTGATGAAGATGAAAATTACTTTCTAGGTAGAGGTGTTTGGGATAGTGAAGAAGTTAAAAAAGAAAGAGCTTTAAAAAAATTAAGGGAGGGAGAATATGAAATCGCGTTCCGCAAAAAACAAAGGGAGAAAACTGCAAAACCTAGTGAGGGATCGCCTTCGCTCTGTGTTTACGGAGACTCTTGAGACGAATGATATTGAATCCCAAGTTATGGGAATGAGTGGTGAGGATATAGTATTATCACCAGCAGCTAAAAAAGTTATACGTTATAGTTTTGAATGTAAGAACAAAGAAAGGCTTGATCTATGGAAGTCATTAGAGCAAGCTGAAAATAATTCACAGGATAGAGTCCCTGTCCTTGTGTTTAAGAGAAACAGAACAAAAGTCTATGTAGCTTTTGAGTTTGACCACTTTATAGAGATGATAGACGAAAAACAAAAGGAGATTTGATGAAATATATAGTAAAGAGAAGAAGGCCTGATAAAAATGTAAAACAATTATCTTATTTAAGTAAACAAATAGAATATTTACAAAGGCAAATAAACTCTTTAATCAAATCTAAGTATAAAAGATAAGTTTAGGGGGGTTGACCCCCTTTACTTAATTTCCGAATTTAGAAAGAGCTTCTATAGCTCTTCTTCTTTCCCAAACTCCCATGTTTTTCTTAACTTTCTTTCTTCTACTTTTCTTTTTCTTTCTTAGTCCAGTCATTTCATAGAAAGAATTAGCTAATTTTCTTTGTTCTTTAGAAGGAAATAGTCCTAGTTCTAACCTAAGCCAATCAATAAAACCTCCAGCTTCTGTCCACATATCACCACCATAAGATAATTGTCTTGCAAGCATAGAATTTATCCAATACCACTTTTCATAAGTTTCTTGATTTTTGCTTGTTCTTACAGCTTGTTCAGCAGCTTTATCAAATACTTGCATTTTTGTAGGATCTTCGTGTGATCCATAAAATTCTGCAATTTCATTAGCACCTACAGCTGTAAATATAGCATCCATAGCTTTCTTACCTATTTGATAGTTAGGTCCAGCAAAATAACCTAAACCCTGATCATAAGTAATGTCCATAAATCTTTCTTCTATATCTGATGAATCACCACTAAATAATTTTTGTCTATTCATTTCAAGCCATGTACCAGCAATTTCAAGGTCTTGCAATACATCATTAGAAAATAATTTAGCAAGATTTGTTCTTGCGGGTATTGATACACCTAGAATCATAGATTGTATCAAACCAAATCTCATCATTCTAATCATTTCTTCACTTCTAAAATCTCTAGCCGATACAGATATACCTGCATCCCTAATCCATTTATACATCATATTCATCATACTAAACTTATAATGAGAAAACTGACCTAATCCAGCTTTAGCAAACTTAACTATAGCTGTATCAGTATCTTTTGGATTTATAATTCTTGCTTTATTCCATTTAGCATATTCAAAATGCAAATCCATAGTAGCATTATAAGCTGTTTGTGCTGCTGTTGACTCTATATATTCATTAATTACTTTTCTAGTTTTATCTCCATGAATACTTCTTAAATCTTCAATAGTTACCTCATAACCATCACCCTTCTGTTTCTTTATTTCAGCAACTTTTTCATAACCTAATACTTTCCTTGCTAAATAATTATCAGGAGTTTGTTCTAAATTCATATGTGCTAAAGCAAACGCTGTTTTAAAAGTTCTTCCTCTATTCCAATCTTCAACTACCCTGTGTGCAAAACCTGTTTTTTTAGCAACAGCACTAGAAACATCAGCAACTTTACCTACTATACTTTTGTCTCCAATAATAGTTAATTCACCTTTAGCATTTACATAAAGACTACCATCAGTTGAATAAGCATCTTCTAAAGCACCTCTTGATTGTTCACTTAATTGCTCATTAGCATACTGCTTTGATTTTTTCCTACTAAATGGATTCATATCTTTTATACCATCAAGCGCTCCACCTATTATAGATTTACCATTATGCCATTGTAGACCATAATGCTCCAACCATTTATTTAGTTTAGTTTTATTTTGTTCAGCTAAAGCTGATTTGCTGTAAAAAGCTCTACCTTCAAAGTAGGCTTTTATACCAAATTCCTTTAACTCATAAAGTCTTTGCGAACCATTTCTAGCAGCAGACCTTAGATTTCCGCCCATCAATCTAAAATAAGTATAAGATGTCATAGCTCTCATCATATCTTGAGCAAATCTATCTTTAGTAGGGTCTTTAGTGTTTATTTCCTGATAAACATCCTTTAAAATTTCCATCATATCCATAGCAGAATCTTCTAATTGTTTATCTTTAGAGGCTCTTGCTGGCTTTAAATGGAAGTCATTTAAATCATTTAATGCTTTACTAAATGATGCTTTTAAATGAGTCTTATAGTTAAACATACCTACATCATTAGAATATTTTCTTAAAAAGAAATAAGGGTCTTTTGAATATACTTTATTTAAAGTAACAGATTTATTTTTTATTTCACCAATTATTCTATCCCAGCCATCTACTTCTGCTTTTAGTTCTTTATCTATACTCAGTTTACTAGATTCAACATGCTCTCTAAGCCTATTAATAGTTGGTAAAAGTTCTAATGTAAATTGAGTCATATATTGGGGTGAAAAAGCCATCTTTGCATCTTTTCCTATAGTACCTACCATAAGGCTTTCTTCTGGCTTAAAACCTAGTTTAAATAAAGTCTTTTCTGAAGTCCAAAATTTTTGATCAATCGTCTTATTGTTTTTATCTATAACACTTTGAAACTCTATTTGTTTTATATAACTTTTAATCTTATCTACATACTCATTAGCCCAAACTAAATTCTTACCTTTTGCCATAGTTTCTATTTTTTCTAGACCCCTAACCAAAGTAACAACACTTTCTGCACGTACAACTTGATTTAATTTTGCCATATTTTTTAATTTACTTTTTTGAGCACGATTAAGAGGGACTCTGACACCATTTGACTCAACAGTCATAGTCTCAGGATCAACTCCTTGAAACAATTGATTTATTAATTCAAAAGCTCTGCCTGAATTACTTTCAAATAGTTTAATAATTTGACCATCTATATCTTTCATATTTTTCTTTAATTTAGAAAGCTTTACAGGGTCTGAAGTAAGAACCATTTGTTGAAACACTGATTGCCAATTGTTTTGTAGTTCACTTAAATCTTTTGATTTAGAAGTTAACCCTAATTTTGTTGAAACTTTTTTAGCTACATTTGTTTCTAAAGAACCAGCAAGATCTTGAAAATCAACTAAAATTTCATTTATAGCTTTGTTTGTTTTAACATTATATCTTCTAAAAAATGAAGACTGATTTGTTAAATCACGCTCAAACTTAGATAACTCAGGAATATTTCTCATCATTTCTTTAGGTATGTGCCATCTTTTTGCAAAATCTGAACGAGGTTTACCTATTCTTTCTGCCCAAGCACTAACACCTATTTTAAATTTTCTAATTTCTCTATTTGTAATTGCAAATGTACCTGGATCAAAATCTGGTTGTTTTGTATATTTTTTCCACAACTCTACAAATGTTCCCTGATCATTAAAGCCTAACTTTTTTAAGTTAGTAAAGTTTATTCCTAAGCTAGGTATACTTTCACCTCTTTCAAAAGCTCTTGATACAACAGATAAATCATTATAAATTTTAGCTTTTTGTTCTTTTGTTAAATTTTTAGGACGCTCAAAGATCCTTCTTCCAGACATTTTCCTTTCAAAAGCTCTTACACTGCATAACAAATTACTCATATATCTCCTTAATCTTTATAACAATTCAACATTTGTTTAACCCATTCACTAGTAGATATTTTAGAACCTCCATGCTCACCCAAATTCTTTCTAGTTAATTTATCAAACTCAGTAAATCTTAACTTTGTTGCACCAAATCTTTTTAAAGTGCCATCAGATAATGTTAAATTTTCCATTCTACCAAATTGCTCATTAATAGAAATACCTGCTTTTTCCATTACTTTGCTAGCTCTATACAATCTAACAGGATCAATCTGACCTTTTCCTTGAGCGAAATCAAGCATTAATTTTGCAGCATTTCTAGTATTAGCATTTGTAGCCTCTAATTGTTCAAATATCCTAGGGCTTAATATAACATCTTTTATAATAGGATTGTTAGTTAAATCTATTGATGTTTGTCCTAAATCAGCAGTATACATTGCATCTTTAGTTAATTTATAATCAAGATTAGGATTTTTCTTCATAGCATATCCTATTCTTTTATTCATTTCAATATCACGCAACATTACTTCTGCAAAACCTTTGTCACCAACTCTATCGCCATTTAATATTTTTGTTAGTAAAGACATTGTTGCTTCAGAGTTTTTATTTTCAAAATAATAATATCCTTTTTCACCTCTATGTAATCCTATTGATGTATAGCTTATCATTTTTTGACTAACACCAGGTGTAAGTAGCCCATAGATTAAAGCTTTTCTGTATGTCTCAACTTCTGCAGCATCACCTATTTCAAACAAATGTTTATTCAAAATCCTTTCAACTTCTAAATAATAGTTATCTTTTTCTCTTTTAGTTTGCTTAGGCATTTTTTCTAGAGATGCAATTTCAGCATTTATTTTACGTATATCTTGACTAACAGATTCTTTAATAGAACTATAATGCATTTCACGATGATTACCATTCTTATCTATAATAATAGGTGGATTAGCAAAAGCATTGTGTAATATTTCCATACCTAATTGTTCTTGAGGATCAGTTATTTTAAAATACCTTCCATTTTCTATCTGTTTATCACCTTTATTTAAGTATTTTGTGTTTTTTTGACCAGCTAAAATAACTTCTTTTATATTACCACTAGCATCTATTATAACTCTGTGTGTATTAGAAGTGTTTGTCCATGTATCTGGTTTAAAACTACCTTTGATTTTATTTTCTTTTATATCTTTAGGTGCATATTTATAAGCTAAAGATTCTTCTACTATAGCAAGAATTTCTCTAGCCCTATTTAACTTACCTTGTATTTGATTAGCTTTTGCATTAGTAGTAGGGTCTCCTCTATAAAAGTTTTTCGAATCTTGAAGTTCTATTTCTAGTTGTTGAATTGTTTTCTTTAAACTAATAGCTTTTAAAGCATCAGCTTCAGATCTTACATATTCTGTTAAAGCTTTATCAATTATTTTACTTTTATATACTTTTCTATCTAAACCTGGATCAGCTTTAGAAAAATTATTCATAATATAATCGTTTATTAACTCATACTCCGATTGACTTCTACCTATATTACCAGCTTTCCTAAACTCATTAGAGCTATAATAAGTTTGATACAAACCTTTCATAGCAACATCATATGGAGCAGAACTTTCTGCAAAATACCTAGCAATATGATTAAAAGAAGAACTCATGTCAACATTTTTATCAACAGCATATTTAGAACCATAAGAACCATTAACAGCTAAGTTTAATATATTACTATAAGCATCATGATAAGCTTTTAAACTAGCTTTACTGGTTATTCCTGAAGGATCTTCCATTAAGCCTTGATTAAACTTTAAATACCTATTTATAGGATCTATGACAAGGTTTCTAATAGTACTTTGCACATTAGCAAATTTGGGATTATTCAAACCTCCTGAATAACTGCTAAAATCTACAGGCTTTATATCAGTTGGATTGTTTTTATTAACCCAAGTTAATTCAAATATACCATTTTCACCAAACCAGATTTCATTTTGATACCTTTTTATATTAGCAAACTCAGACTGTTCTTTGCTTGGAGGGTTTTTATACATGTCAATAAACAATTTAGCTGCTTCACTTATATTATTAACTGTTGAATGATATTTCCCTTTAGTGTTTAATCTAACTTGAAATATTTGGTTTCCAATATTTTGCTCTGCAACAACTCCATCATGTCGATATACATTTGCTAAATAAGTTGATGTTTGATGCATTTTAATAAATTGACCTCTAGCTAAACCAGCTTCATTCCTAATAATATCTTCAGAAATATTCGTACCTAAAAGGTCACTTAATTTATGAGAAATAAAACCTTCTTTACCATAAGGGTTGAATATGTCATTTATTTTATCCATACTTTGTGTAGTAACAAAACCAGCAACTTTATTTGTTTGAGTCCAATATCTACCTGGAGCTGCAGTATAATTAAATGATTTATCAAAATCGAAGTCTGCATCTTGAGGAGTAATGGCATCTAGGTAATTCATCCTACTTAAATTACCAGAATTTTTATCTGTATGCCAATCGCCAGTAGTTACATCTTTTGCTATTTTACTTATAACAACATCACCCATCATATTTCTTGGTTGTCTAACATTTAGAGTACCTAATGCATAAGAAATTCCTGTATCCTTTATTTTAATATTGTCAAGCATTTCAGCAACTTCAGATAGTTTATATTTATTACTTAAGAAATAATCACCGTTTGCATCTTTTAAATCAAACATCTCCTTATCTTTGCCTACAGCCTTATCATAAACAGCTTTATTTATTTTTTCACCACCTTTAACTTCTATAATAGACCTTAATTTTTGACCACCTGTATAAGCATCAATATCTATTATTCTACCCTTACTATCTATCATTCTACCTTCTACTTGAACAAACTTTTCTCCTCCAGCTAATTCAATTACAAACATATCAGCTTCTCTAATTACACCATCTTCAGCTTTATATCTTCTTCTTTGAATAATTACATTTTGAACTTCACTTGAAGATCCGTTTGATACATCACCATATCTTTTAAAAGGTTTTTGAGATGCGTAATAAGAAGGAGTAAATTCACCAAACAACCTAACAACATCTCTATCACCTACCCTAGACCTTACTGTAGGTTTTAGAGTTCCAAAATCAGCACTCATAACATCCAAAGAACCATCAGGTACAATACCACCAGAAATAGCCCCATTATTCATATTATAACTTATTAAGTCTCTTTCTAATTTTCTTAATAGGTGAGGTTCTAAAATTAAACCATTTCTTAATAAAACATTACTCATAACACTATTAATTTGAGAAGGGTCTCCAGTTTTTGCATTACTTCCTAATACTTTTTGAGCTATAGCTGTTCTTTCTATAACATCTCCATGAACTTTATGATACATATCTTTAAAGTTATCAAGTTTTAAATCTACACCAATCCATTCTCTTATACCTATATCATGACTCATATGAACACCAGCATTTTGACCAACCATAGGATCATGTTCTCTTGATACTGTCCTTATATTGAATGCTTCAAAAGGCACATCAACAAAACTTTCACCAGCATTTCTACCACCTTGTTGCATATCTTTACCATCAATAGTCTTAACTTTTCTCATTAAACTTATATGGTCAAGCCAACTCGCTCCTCCAGAAAAGGCTCCAGGGTCAGTTTCTTGTGGTTCTAAATACAATTCTCTTTGCTCTTTATTTACTCCTTCTTTTAGAGTATTTATTTTATTAGAGCTTTTAAATACAAGAGCATCTACACCCCATTGTTTTAAAAGAGCCTCAACTCTGGGATCATATTTCATAGCTGTTTTTACATAATATTGCTGTATTCTACCATAATTTTTTTGTCCTGTTTCAACATTGGCCCAGCTAATAGTAGGTTTTATTCCACCTGATTTAAAACCTATAATATCCCCAGTAACTTCATGAACCCTAACCATGTCTGGATTTAAACCATAATGCATCATCATAGCTAATTGAGCTTCAAATGTATTATACATTTCTCCATCAACTATAGATTTTCCAACATTTTCAGCAGCTTCCATGTTAATTTTATATTCTTTTTCATATATTTCTAACTCTTTATTTGTAATTTGTTTTTTATTATATAAGTCTCTTTTTGCATCTAACTCTTTTTTGAAGTCATGTTTTGCTCTATCTGTAGCTGAAAAAATATTATCAACTTTTCTACCATTAACTATTATATCACCTTCATCATTTACAGATGCAATTTTCATACCTTTTTTCTTTTTAGGGTCAAACCAATCAGACATTTTACCTATAACATTACCGTTACGATCTAATATATCTCTGTTCCAAGCCTTTTGATGTAGTGGAGATTCAGATTTAGAATACATTATACCTGATTTGATTCTATTTTCAACAGTTGGAATTATACCAGATTTAGGTTCATTCATCTTATCATACTTAGCAACCTTTTTAATAACATCAGCATCTAAATTTACACCTTCACCAGATAATATTTGTTTGATATAACCTGGATGATTAAGTAAAGCTCTAGTTAGCTTTATAGCTTCCATCTGATCATTAGGTGTCATAAGGTCTTTATTAGCTAACCTTTTAACTAACTCGTAGGCTGCTCTATGTTCAGGTGTATTTTTATTTAAATCACCATCATACACAGCCTTTAACATCTTATAAAGTTGTCCACCTTGAGTAACTCCGCTCTCAGGTCTAAAGTTTAAAGCTATAGACTCAGCAAGACCTCCAGCTTTATCTACTCTTATAATTAAATTAGTGCTCTCATTTAAAGGAACAGCCATATATTTTCTGTCTTGTAAAGAACCAAGTTTTGTATTTTGATTTTGTATTAAGGTAGTATTGTTATTTCTATATGCCTCTGCTTTACCTTTTTCATGAACTATTTCCATATTACCTTTAGATAAAGCATTATTTAACATAGGTAAATCTTTACCTGTAATATCTCTTATAACCTTACCATCTGTACCTGTTCCACTTTTTTCTAATAAAAAGATATTTTGTTGGTTTGGATCTAAATATTCTAAAATACCTGTAAATCCCCTATTTTTTGCTAAACCCACAGTCTTGTCTACCATAATCATTTTGTTGCTTTTTAGCTCCATTTTTAAGCCTTTTACAACTGTTTTAGAGAAATGAGCCTGTGCTATTGAATGAGCATCTTCGAATATGACTGAATTACGAGGCCTTTCAGATGCAGGCATTTCTTTTACAGCTTTTTTCATAGCCAAAACTAATGGTTCTCTTACTAATTTGTTAAAATTATTAACACCTTCAGGAGTTGTAACATCTAAATCAACATATTTAGGCAAAGATTTTAAGCTATTTTCTAAAGTTTCAAACTCTCTTACCCATGCTCTATTTTGACTTTTCCACGCACTCATTTCAGCTGAATCATCTAAGTACATATCTTTTAAGACTTCTTGAACCCAACCTTTTATTTCTTTTGCTTCAATTCTATTACTTTTATCAAGTTCAAATAACTGCTCTAAACCTCTATTGCTAAATTTATATTTAGCTTTAAATTGGTTTGTGCTAAGTTTAATAGCTACATCTTGAACATCTTTTTCAGTTACATCTCTTGAAAACTTTTCTATTTCAGCAGCAATTTCATGCTTTAGAGAGCTTTCTGTAAATGCTCTTGATTGCCTGTTTTGTTCAACTTTTTTCTGAATTAAATTTAATGCTTGTGTATAAAGTTTTATACTTGCATCATTTACATCTTGCATTTCAAGAGCAACCATAGACGTTCTTATATCTTCAGAATATTTTTCTAAAGCTCTTAACATATAAGGATCTCTTTCCTCAACAGCATTTTTAACTAACCTTTTTAGGTCTCTAACTTGATCTCTAGACACAACTAATTCTTTAATTAAATTATCATTCTTAACTAAAACTTTCTTATCTGGATCTAGTGTTCCATGTTTAATTGATTCTATTAATGACTCTATTCTATCTTGTTCTCTTGCTAAAGATTTATGAACTAACCATTGAGAATCACCTAAGAAGGAATCCATTCTAATTTTACCTATAGTATGAGCTTTTCTTAATGAACCAACAAAATCACCTTTAGTTAATTCAACCATACCATCAGCTTCTGATTTAAACTCTAAAGGAAAATTAGATTTTTCTATTTTTTGAGTAAAGGTATCATAAAACTCTAAAAGTTCTTTTGCGTACTCTTTACTTATCTGTCTATTAGCTCTTAATGCAGTAATTTCTTTACTAATTATATCATATTGAGGTATCTCTATTTTACCTAACTCCCCTTTGTTAAACTTAGGGTCTAATATTAGTTCAGCTGCAGAAGCTTTATAATCTAATTTTAAATTAATATTATCTAAACCTAACTTATCTATAGCTCTTTCTACTGCATAAGTTTTAAAGTTTACTATATTTTGACTCTCAACAAATAAATCCCCTGTTAAACTTACACTAGCATCATATAGTTCTTTAGCTTCTCTTAAAGATAAAGTAGGTGCTTTTTTGTTTTTGGTTACAGCCTCTGGATTAGTAAGCCTTGCAACTTCATGTAAGTTTTTTAAATAAGATTGATACACACCAAAATTAGGGTCTGCTTCGGCCTTTTTGTCTATTTCTGGAGCTTTTTCATAAAGTATCCAGTCTCTCATTCTGGTATTAAAATCTTCAGCCATAACTGGATCGTAGTTATGCTCCTTACCATTTGTTATTAATTCATAACCATCAAACTGTTGCTTTAATCTTACAGCCCTATCATAAGCAAGTGCCCAAGTTTTATTACTCATAATATTTACATGTTCACCACCAATCTCTCCAAAATCACCATCTACTAAAGGATTTTTAGCCCATTCCTTACCATATGTTAACTCCATTAATTTTGCAGAATGATCTAGAAATGATTGATGTATTTTAGATGCCTGTTCAGGAGTGACGTCAATTTTACCACCCTTACCTTGAACAAGCCAATTATTTTTAACAGCCATATCTTGAACATCAATAAGAGATAACTTAATATCTTGACCAAGTTTAGGAAAAGAATTTGAATCTACTATAATTTTTGGTCCAGTAATTTTACCTGTTGCTTGATCCATTGGTTCATAATTTAACTCTAATATTCTATATACATCCTGAATATAATCTTGTTGTATTTTTTGAGGCCTTAAAGCAGCCTCTGCAACAGTTTTATCTTTCCATAAATTTAATGCTTGGGTATCACCTAATATTACTTTTTTGCCACCAAATTCAATATTTGAAACTCTACTAACAAAATCAAAAGCAGCTTCAGGTGTAAATAATAAATCTTGAGAATATTTTCCAGAATAGTTTTTATAAAGGTCCATAATTTCTTCTGCAACAAAACCTTTATTTAAAAATTCACGAGCTGAACTTTCTGTAATTTCTCCAGATTTAACTTTTTCTGCTATAGCTTTATTGTAAGCAACTCTCATAGGTACACCAGTTTGATTTTTGTGTGCACCAGAATTTTCTATACTACTTTTTATCTCATTAAATTCAAAAGTTGTATCAAACTCTTCATGGGTTAATCTTTGATTAAAAGTCTTTCTAGGACTACCCATATTCCAAGCAGCAGTAATTCCTTCTAATTGCTTAGCATCTTTTGCACTTATAGTTTTAACAGCAGCCATAGTCTTTTCAAATTGTCTAGCTTTAAAATTAACTAAGCCCATTAATGCATTGCCTGATTTATATTGTTTAATATTTCCTGATTCAAAGATTCTATTAAAAACCTTACTATTAACAGGAGCATGAAAACTGTGAGGTTTTCTAGTAAACCACATAGCAGTCCATACATTAGCAGCAATTTCAGGAGCAGTTTCACCTAGAGAACCTTTTAAGTTTTCCCAATTCCACCCCATTTCATTTCCTCTTTGTATAATACTAGGAGCATTCATAGCCATTACACCTGCAGCCATTCTAGGTAATGAATGAAATACATCTACACCAAATTCTTTTGCCCAACCTAAATAAGCATCCCTTGTAAAAGATGTTCTTATTTCCTTTAGAAATCCTTGCATTTCCTTTAAAGATGCACTTTCTTTTAACCACCATTCACTTCCACGATCATCCCATTTTTTAAATGCTTTTGATAATTTTTTATCAGAAATAGTATTCAAGGCATCTAAATGTTGTCTAATTTCCTTTTTGCTATAACTACTTGGTCTTTTCCAATATTTTTGTGTGTGTCCACTTAAAATTGTTCTTAATTGTTTTGAGTGACTTAAGCCTGTACCACCTCTTACAAACTTTGCTGGTCCAATAAAAGCAAAATGATATGCATCTGTCATAGCATGATGCCACATACTCTCCATTACATCCCATCTGTCTACACTATAATCACCTTCATATACATACTCACCATAATCGTCTCTTTTTACACCATAATATGATTGTTGCATTGAATGAGTTGCACCCTTTAAAATACCCATACCTACACCAATTAAAGCATCATAAGCTGCAGCAGATATAAGTGAATTAGTTTTATGACCTAATACTTTTGGAGCCATACCGCCAGTTAATTGTTTTAATCCAGGTATCATATCTGTTAGATGACTACTTACTAAATATAGTTGTTTTTGAGCGTCTATAGGGTGATTTCTAGTAGCTATATTATAAACCTCTTTTGATAATGGTTTTAATATATTTTCATCACTAATTTTTAAAATATCACCTAAGTTTTGTGATAGTTTACCAGTAACAATTTCTTCAAAAGCTTCTCTTTGAAAACCAGCTTCTAAATTAAACCTTAAAGAATTTTCAGCAAATATATCATAAGAATCATCAGCTATATTTCTAGCAACAGTATCATCTATTTTTGCCCCAGCTTTATCTAAACTTTCCTTTATAGTCTTTTCACCAAAAGCTTCACTAACTTCCTTGGCAGATTTTCTAACACCAAATTTAACACTATTACCATAACCTCCATGTCTTGCTAAAGGTGAAGTTTTTAATGCCTTACCTAAAACAGCACTTCCACCCTTTGTTACTCCTTTAGCAAACAGGCCACCGTAAAAGAAAGAAGGGATACTACCAATAGCTTGTCCTCCTATATATCCTGCTCTACCCCATCCAGTTAATTGGTCCCAGTCACCTTCAACACCACCAACGCTTTCTGCTATAGATGCTTCCCAAGTATCTACTTGATCTGGGTCATCAGCAAGAGCTTTACTAAACGTATCAGCAACACCAAAAGTTTCTAAAGACACAGCCTCAGCTCCACCCCATAAAAACTGACCTAAAAAGTCTAAAGCACCATACCCTGAAGTTTTTACAGCCGCTCTAATTTCTTCTTGATCTGCTCCTAGATCTACATCTAAACCATATTGTTGGTCGTATTGACTTTCATAAGTGTCGTATAAACTTTGTCTAAAATCTCCGTTTGCCATAAAACTCCTATTTTATTGGTCTTTTTTTATTTAATATATTCATAATTTCTTCAGTATCCATATACTCTAATAATTCATCATAGCCACTATCTTCTATTATCCCTCTTAAATCATCATACCTTTTTGATTTATCTAAAACTTCTTTGCCCGATATAGCAATCGCTTCATAATTATCTTGGTAATGTTGTTGATAATTTCTTAAAGAATCTTCAGCCTTTTTCTTGTATTCCTCCAATGGTTTTGAAGGTCCAAAATCATTTGTTAATGGATTGTATTGCCACATATCTGAATTGTACAAATCCTCACCTCCCCAAATCTCCTCAACAGCATCAAATATATGCATTGGTGATGCAAAAACAGAAGCAAAATCATACATTACACCTTTTAATTTATCATAACCAGAAAGCTTTTCATCACCCCAAAAACTAGGTTTCAAAAAATTTGCAAGCGAACTTTGATGTATGCCATCAAGTGGTAAATTTGTTGCCTCATCAAACACTGCTAAATGTTGATCGTATAACTTTTTGTTCTCTATATATTCTTCATGCAAAGCTTCACTTTCGGTTTTTAAACTTTTGTAGTTATGAATAGTTTCGTGGTAAGCACTTTTTGGAGCTTGTAATAAATATCCATCAGGATGCATTACTTTTTCTTGTAACTCTCCTTTAGAATTAGGGGTGCTCATTAATTCAGTAAGCTCTGCTTGTAAGCTATCTAATTCGGTTATCATACCTACCATTTCTTGATCACTATAATCCCTACTTATAGTATAACTATCCACATTTTCTTTCCCAAAGTTTTTTATTACAACCTTACCCATAAAATCTTCGTAATAATCTTGCAAATAAGACCCCACATCAGGATGGTTAACAGAAACATCACTTATTACTGAATTTACAAGCTGTAAATTAGTCATATCCATACCTTTAAAATCTGAAAATTGTTTGTTAGTTTTAGAGTTAAGCCATTTAGAAATAGATTCATAACTACTATTCCCTTCAACAATAGGATTTATAATAAAATTATCTAAAAGTTTTTTATGGTACAAATAAACTTCTTGCTTATTGCCATCTAAAACATCTTCGATTAAGCCACCTTTTACACCAGGATATTTTTCTTTATCAATATCAACTTCCAATAAAGAATCTTTAGGCATTTCTATGCTCACTTAGTACCCCCATATCCACTAAAGTCAAAATCATCATCTTCATCCTCATCATCATCTAAAGTGAAAACTTTTGTTATGGTAGGATTATTACTTACAGGACTTCCAATTGTTAATCCATAGTCATTTACAAATTCATTATACCAATTTATAAAATCTTCTTCAGTATTAACAGTTGATGGAACTCCAAATATATTCATAATAGACATCATAACGTCCATTTTAGCTGTACCTGAAGCTTCTTCATAATTTTCCATAGATTGTTTAAGATAAGCATACATTTCTCTAAAATTCATATCACTTAACTGACCATAACGAACTTGTGTTTTAGGATCTGTTAACTGCAATATTTTTTCATATTCATCAAACCATTGTTCTACTATTTCTTCCTTTTTGTCAGCTTCTGGTGTATTTACCCACCTACTAAAAGCATCATAATCTGTTGCTTTCATTAGATCAGTAGCTATTTTTGTTTTTATTTCTAAAATATTACTTGAATGTTGATTAATCTGATCATCAGATAAGTCTTCTACTCCACCCTCTTTAGTTAAACTAAGCATACTATTATAATAGTCGTCTAATTTTGTATTAACTTCACTTGTTCTTCTATAATTATACAACCTATTTCTTGCTTTATCAGCCTCTTTCTCATTAAAAAAGTGTTCATATTTTTCTATTTTTAAATCTGTAAGCTCAGTTGTTTTTTGTTGATATTGTGAAGTAACATCACTTTTCTGAAGTTTTTCTAAAGATATATTAATAGTTCCAGACTTTTCATCAAAGTATTCTTTTACAATCCTATCTTTAATTTCTTCCGCAGTACCTTTACCTTCTTCATAATCAGCATCAAATTTAGTATAACCAATCATATCTTTTAATGAGTCTATTGCGTTTACTGATGGAATTTGGTCTATATTTACTTTTAATATATCAGATAATACAGTTTCCATATCTGTACCTCCAACTTTAACTTCATTACCAAGTGAGTCTACATATGTTGCATCTGGGTTATTGGCTATAGCGTAAGCCCTTGTAACTTCATTTACCTGCTCATCTGTAACATCTTTACCATAAACTTCCATACCTAATGCTATTCCAAAATCCTCAGTAAATTCTTCAGGAGTTTTCATTTCATATTTATCAATATATGATGCTAACCCTAAATCAGTAGCATCCCAACCTTCTGTATCAGTACCAAAACCTTTACCCCTATCACCTCTACCACCAGCCATAATTTGGTCAGCTCTAGCAATATCGTTATAAATAACTTCATTTAATATGTTTAATTTTTCTTTATGTTGCTCAGCTTTATCTCTATAGTAATCAGTTAAATCCGAAAGATTTTCCATTTCAGGAATAACTAAATCATTAACAACTTTATCATTATTACTAGTTGTATAAAGATCTTGTATAAGGTCCATATTTACACCTAATTCAACAGCTTTTTGTTCAGTCTGATCTAAAAGCTTAAGAGCTTCAGTTTCTTTTTCCTTAGAAACAACATATTCTCCATGCTCAAGATTATATTGCCTTGTTTCTTTAGTAAGCTTTTCTTGGAATTGTTGATTTTCTCTAATCTTCCACATATCATAAGCTTTATCTTTCTTATCTTTCTCTTCAGCTCTTCTGTGTCGCATCATTTCTATAACTAATGCTGTTAATTCATTCGACATAATTCTCCTTAAAAAATGTTTTTAGTCCAGTGGTCCTGTTTGCTTAAAGCGTCATGTTGAGCATGTAGGTCTTCTATATTCATTTGAACATCGGACATTTGCGTATCATAGTTATCAGCAAGTGTGTCAACTTGTTTTTCTGTTGCACCCATAATAGCTGTTTTTTGCCTATCAGCAGCTTCAGCTGTATCTAATTTCAAATTTTCTTTTTTAGTTTCAATACCACCAACATTTAAACCACCAGATCTTTTTTCTACTTGAGCTAAGTTATCTAAACCAGCCTCTAAACTAGTTGATGTTTGCATTGCTAAATCTTCTACAGCTGTGTGACCTTGGGCTATTACGTCTTGGGTTTCTTCAACTTTATTATCACCCATTTTTATTAAGCCTTTACCTAATTGAGTAATACTATCTTTTATTTGGCCCATTTTTTCTCTAGCTGCTTCAGCTGCTTTAGCCCCACCTATAATAGCATCAGCACCCATCATTGCTATATTTAATGGCGGTGGTGCCATACTGCCAAGAGATCCTAATATTCCATATTGAGGTAATCCTGTTGTTTTATTTATTTCTGGAACTTTTTTACCTACCATCTCCCACATCATATCAGCATATTCAGGATGTAATGCTATTAACATAGCTTCACCTTTAGTTACATGAGATAATTTACCACCTATTACAGCTAATTGTGTATCTTTTCTTTTACCCCATTTGTCAAATTCTCCCAAACTAGCTAAATCTATCTCTTCTCCTGAGTCTATTTGCGATTGAATATCTGCAAAATATTCTTCTAGATTACCATAATTTTTTCCTAGTTTTTCATTTATTTTTTGTAAACCACCATCTTTTGATAAGTTTATTTGATCTAATTTTTTATCAGGATTATAAGACATCCTTACTTTTTCAAAATCTTTACCGTAAAGTTTATTTAACACATCAGAAGAATGTTCATGCTTTTTATTCCAAAAACCATCCTTTTTATTAACTTGCTCAATATGTTTCATTATATCATTATAAGTCATTTGGTGACTAGCATCATTACTATAATCTACATTACCATCTATATCTGTCCCATGTATAATCTGTTTCAAGCTATCGCCTGATTGTAATGAACTTTCATTCATTATTTGCATATCACTATAACTAATTTTTAAAGGAGTTCCATCATTGCTTGTTTTATAAAAAGAATTACTTCTTTTATCATAATGGAAGCCCAACATATCTGTTTTATTCTTAATATTTCTAAACTCTTTTCTTTCTTTTATTGCAGTATCTAGAGAATCAACAGCTATTAAAGCATTAGTAAACAGAGCTTGCCTTTGTTCATTTTCTCTTTCTAATTCATCATCAATTAAATTTAACCGCCTGTTTAAACTAGACATTATTTGTTGTGTACTAGGTTGAAACGACATTATTCACCTCCCACTATTTGTTTCTCGCTTTTGGTTTCAGTATAGTATCTTTGTCCATTAATTTTATCAACCCTATATGTTTTTTCCCCAACCCTATTATAAGGTTCAGAACCATTAGGTCTTCTTGATTTTTTGTTAATTCTAGCATCCCTTAAAGGGTGTGTATGTAATGCTCTTCTTTCCGCTTTAGTTCTCATTTTAAATTTTTCTTTCTATATATTATATTTATATCACTTATTTCACAATAAGGGTCTTGTCCTCCCATAGTTGCTTCTGTAGCTAGTCTAAACATTATATGCTTACTAGTAGTATTTATTTTAAGCTCATTTTCACCTAATTGTAAACGATCATTATGAGTATTACCTTCAGGTGTAACCCTTGTCCAGTTTTGCCCTTTATCTGTTGAATATTCAAATACTAACATTATCATATATTATTCTCCTATAGGATCTCCAGTTATACCATCATCAAAATCACCCGACACTTCATCATCAGGTATTCCAATTATACCATCTCCACCAAGCAAATCGTCATGATTATCTTCTGGAATATGATGATCCCAGTCCCCACCTTGTTCATCGTCACCAAGTTCACCATTATATCCCATCGGTTCTGCTATGTTTATATAAACTTTATAAAACTTTTTTCGTTGAGCTATATTACCACAATCAATAACTCCAGTTCTTAAACTTCTATATTTGCCTGTACCAAATTCAGTTTGACTAATAACTTTGTAACCTTGATAATTTAAGAAATTAAATTTAGCAAAACCTCCATAATAATTAGACGAATATACACAATACATAGCTGGGACTCGACTATTATTAGTTGCATTATATCTTGAAACTATAACACCATTACTTGTTGGCCAACCATCAGCATAAGCAGAGCCTAAACCATCGTGAGAATAGTAAACCCAACTCTTTAACTCTACATTATATAATAACACAGGGTTAGCAAAAGGAAAAAAGAATAAGTTTCTCCTAATTGGCTCCCAAACAACTCTAGCACTATTTGGATTCCAATAAGTTTGACTTTGAAGATTTTGTCCTATGTATTCAAAACCTGTTCTATCAGTAAATATATGAGGTCCTTGACCATTTATGAATGCAAAACCATTATCCATTTCAGCTACTTGACCTGGACCAGAAACACCGTACCCTTTAAATTCATCTTCTAAAAATTCTGTTTCTTGAGCAACATTTATAACTACTAATTTTTTTCTAGTAAAAATAAACAACCTATCACCTTGAGAAAGCATGTGTGTAATATAATCTCCTCCAAGCTCTAAATCTATATACATATTATCAGCAAATCCAGCAGGCTTACCTATAACAGTTTTTAAAATTTTCCCATTATTCCATTCACTCATAGCCAAATTTGTGTCTATAGGTTGTTGAATATTGCCAATATAAGTCTGGCTTCCGCAAGTAGCTGAAAATTTCCATCTAGCATTAATATGTTCTACTCCATCTGAATATCCACTTTCAATCCAATAATTAGAATATATAGGTGGAGAGTCAATTTTTAATGTAACTTTATCTGACTCCCATTCTGTAAACTCTTCATCTCCAGCCAGTTTAACACCATCATCTCTATTTAATTCAGCCAAAAGATAAGGGTCACCAATTGCACTTCCATCCTTATTTAATTTTTCATAATAGATTTTACTCTCATAATCTACTGTATTGCATAGCCCAAATGTAAGATTTAATGCATGAGAAGATCCCTGCCAATTATCTGCATAAACTTTTCTTAATGACTCAACACCATTTTTTATTTTGGTTTGACTAAATCTCCAATCATATGTTTGAAAACTAGTTGAACCTTCACGATCTAATTCAAAAGTAAGTTCTCTTAATAATACTTGAGAACCATCTCTAGTTTGACCAGAACCTCCTGCTGGGTCTATAGCTCCTGACATAGCTTTATCACCAGACCACATAGGAATAACATATACACCTTTTATTCTAGCTGAATTGTAATTACTACCAGTAAAACTAGCTAAATTACTAGCAAGTGTAATTCTAGCATAATTACCAAGACCTCCTGCTGACTCAATCATAGCTCTTGTAAAAGTCCATTGTTTTACATATGAATCTGTTGATCCACTATCAGGCTGATAATGAACTTGGTTATCATTAGAATCAGAATCTAGACCAACAATAATCCTATCAAACCCTGTCCCATTTTGAAGATTAACATCTAAAGATACTCCATAATCCCCAGATAAATCAAAGTATTCTCCATAAAACCCCCATTTGTGGGTATAAGGCCACCCACTATCATCCCAATCTCCTTCTTTTTTACCTACCCTAAAATACAGAGCACTTGTATCTCTTGTATCGCCACTAACACTTGTGTTATGATGAAATCCAAAATCTGAAAACTCTGTAAAATCTACTTCTGCATCAGCACCACTTAAATCAAAATCAACTGTACTGCCTGATTGATATTTATATGCGTGCCAAGAAGGAAAATTAGTATAGTAATATTGGCTTAAAAGATTTGTACCTGTTTGAAAATCATCATCATCACTAGGATTACCAAGACCACTATTGTTAGCTGCAATATTTGTATTTTCAAACCAATAATCATTTTCATATCCAAATTTACCATCATTACCATCAACAGCACTGTCACCAAAATGAGCAAATAAACTTCTAGCATCTTTACCATTATCAGCAGTACTATCTCCACAAACTTTATTATCTATACCTTCACTACTTGGGTCAGTAAAGATAAGCCCATGATCATAAGGGTTAAAAGGAGATTCTTTTCCACAAAAAATAGTATAATCACCAACTTTGCTAATTTCTATAGATAGATCATGTCCGTCAGTTCGTGTAGCCACATTACTTTGACTATCATATAAAGTACCTTGAGTAGGTTTGTTAACTTGATACTCACTGTTATTACTCCAATTAACATCTTCTCCAGAAGAAAAAACACCTTGATGGTTATATAGTACATTGTCTTTTACTAATATAGTATTAGGTATAACGTTTTCTTCATTATCATTACCTGTACCATCACTACTATCTATAGTAAGCCCAGTTTGATCCATTCCTGTCATTACAGGCGTAATTGTTGTTACTTTTCCAGGTTGGTCTAATAAAAATCTATTAGCTTCATATAACTCATCTTTACCTCTACCATCAGAATTAATATCAGTTAAATCTTTATTAGTATTAATTCCACCAGCAAATCCATTTAATGTTAAACTTTCTTTTGGCATAAATTATTTTGTATAAAAAGGAGCACATCCGCACCAATAATGTCGCACCAGAATTAGTGCTCCAGTTTATACTAGTCCTCTATTAAAGCTTCTTTAACTACATCTTCAACACTATCCCAAATAGCATCTAAGATTTTAGCTTCTGTTTTCTCTGAAATAAATGGAATATCTACATTCTCATTCATTTTGATTATCATTTTTTGTTTCATTTCGTCATTGAATATATATCCAGCAACTATTTTACCAAATCCAGACATTATTTTTTTCTCCTTTTAGTCGTTTTTTTCTTTTTACTTTTAGTTTTTACGGGATATTTATAAGCCATTATATCATAGCCATATAAATTTCCATATCACAAGATCCTGTATTAGCTATTGCATGAATGCTTACTAAATCAGCCAAAGTACCACCATCTGAATCTAAAGCATTAACATCTGCATCAAACATAGTTTTAAAACCACCTGACGATCCTGTATCTCCTATATCACCAAACAAAGACAATGAACATCCTGCATCTACTTTTACAGCAAACTCATGAGTCCCATCCATTGCAAATGTCAATGTTATAAAATTTGTATCATCAATATTAGTAAATCTCATATACTTTACTTTATCATCATTATATGCACCAGCTGAAACAGTATCACCAAAAGTTGCAATTGACGCCTCAGTTGTTGTGATAGTGTCTATTCTTCTAACTACATTCTTTACATTAGCTATAGTTTGTGATGCACCACCTCCGTAGTCTTTACCGTTAATAGTTAAAGCCTCTGTTGTGGTTACAGTTAATGTAGATCCAGTAGCTCCTCCATACTTGGATAGTCTACCCATTATTTCTCCTTTTTATTATTAACTACTATTATACTTTCAATTATTTTAATTCTGTTCTCTAATTCCTTTGTCTTCTCATCTAGCTCATTATCTTCAAATACATAAGACATAATTTTATCTAATTTAAAATGTTTTGCTAGCTTACTAGCTACAGTATTTACTACCATTTTAGTTAATATCACAACTTCATTCCCCAAATCTTTTTAAACATTAATACACATATAATAATAAGCATAACACTAGCGATATCAACAAAATGATTTCCACTATCTGATTCAATAGATCCTATAGGAGTCTCTATCTTTACTCTTTGAGGACTATTATTCATTAGTCATACCACCTTTTTCCATCATTCTAAGAAACTTATCTTTAAGCCCATTTCCACTTAATCTAGCAATAATTTCTACTTGTGCTTTAAATATACCATTTAATTTCTTTTGTTCCATTTGCACTAATTTCTGCTGATCTATCAGCTTAATAATAATACCTTCCAACCTCTTGAAGTCTTGGTCTAGTTCTGTCATCAGAGTTTGTTGAATGAACCTGTTTTGCTTCCATATAAAAAAGCCAAACGCTATTGTCATTGCCACTGGTATTCCAAATTGTTCCAGTATCTGTAAAATATCCATCCATTATCCTTCTATTAACTCTCCCCATAAAGAGGTTTTACCATTGATTATTTGTATAATATGAACAGTAAATAATCCTCCTCTGTAAAAATCTACTATGGCAAAAGCATGAGCCCAATTTATCGGTCTTCCACCAAGCCAGGAATTAGCCTCTTCTTTCATATCCTTTAAACATCCAATACTCCAGGCAGACTTAGGTCCATCCATGTGAGTAGCAGACATTTGCTGAAGATCATGCCAATGCCCATACATTATATTACACCCAAGTTTTCTAAGATGATTAGCAGTATGGTATTGCCCTCCATATTGATGTCCATGATAAAAATAAAGTTTACCAATTTTAAGTTTTTTACCCATAGGATAAAATTTATACCCTCTTTCTTTAAGTCTTACTGCATTTGCAAACTTATACTGAGGTATATAAGGATATTTTTCTACTGCAAAATTAAGCCAATTATCATGATTACCTTCTGTAAGATATTTGTCTTTACATCCTGCTTTATCCAAACTCTCATCAATTTGATCCATTCCTGCATTTACATCTTTTACATCCTGGTCAAAATCACTTATCAAAAATTCTAGTGGGGGAGCTTTTCTTCTTTTAAATCTCCACGCACTAAAAGCGTGCCATTCTCCAACATCACCTAAATCCACATACGCATCAGGTTTTACTATCTCAATCGTCTTCTTAAGGCAGTTAATTGCCTTTTGGTCATGTAAGGGAAAGTGTTTATCTGGTGTTACTATTACTCTTTTAACAACTCCAGTATCCACTTTTTTCATACATTACTCCTTTAGTTGTTTACGAATCAATGCTGTTTTGTATCCAAAATAAACTATAGTAGCTATTCCAACGCCTATTTTAACGATTTCAGGCAAGAAATCTAAATATTGGATACCAAACCCGCCTGAGCCAATAACTACCGATTTTAAGCTATCTAAGTCCATTTAAGGCCTTCTTGGTGGTGGTGAAGGACTACTAGATCTTCTAGTTTTGCTTGACTTTTTCTTACCTTTGGAAGCACGATAACCTTTTACAGCTAAACCCATATTTCCACCTTTAGGATTAACACCTCTTTCTCTTCCTTTACGACTTTTTGTAACGCCAGATCCGATAGATGATGTTGTTATACCATCACCACCTTCTCCTCCGCTACCACCACTAGCTTTAATTAAACCATCTTTACCTAGTTGTATTGTTTTACTTGAGTCACCCATGACTTCTCCTTTTTATTTACCTATGTATGCAATAATGTAATCATTACTTGCAACTGTAATTTTATCAAAAACTCCATATACTATATCACCATTACCTATTGTTAATGCACTCCCTGTTGAATAATCTCCATCAGTAGCCAAATCATCTCCATCAACTCCAGCAAAAACTCTCGCTTTAACTTCAGCATCAACATCAACAGCTTTTAATGCTACAAAATATTTTATATCTGTATATCCTGATGTAACTCCACATTCTACAGTAGCATCTGTTATAATTTTAAATCCTGTTTGTCCTGTGGCAAGATTTCCCATTTCCTCGCCAGTAAATTCTCTTATCCCTCTATGTCTTGCCATTACCTAACTCCTTTTATTAATTTAACATAATCTATAGCACCACTTAATGTTGGTTTTTTTAGAGATATAGTTTCAAAATGTCCATATATAATATCTTCTGGATAAATAGTTAACCATCTTAATGCAGCCACATTATAAACGCCAGTTGTAGATAAATCGTCACCTCTTACACCTGCGAGACTTTTTGCTTGAATTTCAATATTATGTGTGTTTATATTTTGTATAGCCATTATAACTTCATCTTCATTTACAGTATATGCTGTAGTAGCTGCGACTTGGCTTTGACTTGCTGACATAATTTTAAATCCAATTTGCGCGTTCATAAAAGTTGCGTTTTCAAGAGGAAACCAATTTCTAAAACCTATTGAAGCCATTATCTCATACCCCAAAATCCCTGAACTTTATATATGCCTTTTTTTGTAGCGCTAGCACCTTTTTCCATTTGTTTTCTAAACAACCTCATAAAAAATTCTCTACCTTCCATATCTCTTAAATCTTCATTCATTTTTGCCTTTATATAGTAAACAACGGCTTGTGCTTGATAATCTGTTAAATCAAGTTCAAATGATTCATCTATCATAGCTTCTACATCTATATAAATCTTTATATCTTCTTGAAAAGCTTTATAAATATCATAATCTGTAACACCCGATTCTGTAACAACGACTGCAGCAACAGGATCTTGATGCAATCCTGAAGTTGAATTAAACCCATATTTATCTATAATTTTAAATGAAAGATATTGATAATCTTCTCCAACACCTGGCTCTACTGAAAAAAGACCTTTATTTGCATTGTCACCGCTATGAGACAAAAAGAAATAATTAGATCCTGAATCCCAAGTAGGGATATTTTTTGTAAAAGTTGTCATCTCATCTATACTACCTATGCCCGCTAAAAAATTATAAATGTAATTACTAGTAGGATCAACAACAGTTGATCCAGCTATATTTTGTAGATGCGCTGAATATATATTACATTTAGTATGCAATGTCAGTATACCTGTACTACTTGCACTTTTTACTTTATGTAGTCCTGACCATCGTCCTGTTCCTTCTATATAAACATAAGTATCAGCAGTGTATGAACTTGAAATATCAGGCACTCCACCACCACCACCCATTCTACTATGAAAAATTAATAAATGTTCTCCATCAGATCCCCATCCACTAGCATTATAATATGATGTACCAAAAACATGTCCGACACTACTGCTTTGTTTTACATGATAAGTAGGTGCATAACTGTATTCTATTTCTAAGCCTTTAGTAACACTTTCTTTAGGACTAATATACTTTTCAAAATGCTCAGTACTTATATTAGAAGAACTAGGTATCCATTGTCCTCCTGCAGCCTCGCAAGTATCTTTAGTAGTGTATCCACCTAAAGTACAATGTGCTACAGCTAAATTCCCTCCAGAAGAACCTGTTTCTGATTCTACTACAGCTATTTTATTACCTTTATTATAATATGAATATTTTTTAAATGCCATCTGAATCCTTTGTGTACGGTTCATGTATAGATCTAGGTATACTTCTATACTCCCCACTTGAATTATTATGATTTTTACACCTTATATCTAAAACTTTAACACAGTCGTTAGGTAGTTCATAAAAACGCTTATCTTTATCTATATCTATACGCGCAGTTTTAGTATGAGTTTCATGCTCTATTGCTATTTCAGTTAAAGCCTCTTTTATATAAGTTATAGCCCTACCAGTCTGGTTAATGCCAGCTCTTTCCATTATTTCTTGAACTGTCATATTATGTTCCTGCTACAAATACTTCGACATTAACATGATTGGAACTTGTTCCACCAGCACCATCACCAGTAGCTAATACTAAAGCTGAGTTTGCACCAGGTCTTGGTAACACTATAGCTTCTCCATTAAGTAATTCTGCTATTACATCAGTATCATGTTTAATTAGCAATGATGTTGTACTATTATCTGATGGAGTTCCATCTGCAACTAATGTTCCTAAATGTTTAATAAATACTAAATCAGAAGAAGCATCATTTGAAATTGCTCCAGCATTAGATGAATTAGTTAATTGTGTATATGTACCACCTGCCCATGAGCCACCAGTTCCACCTTCTGCCTCTACGCCTGTTCCTGTTACAGTTCCACTTCCACCTAATGTTTTTCTTACGTCTTCATGTAAAACATCCATTGCCTGGAATACACCCGCTTCTGCATCTACAGAAACTTTTGGTACTACCGACACTGCAAATGTTGGTGTATTTTTATCTGCCATTATCTTTCTCCTTGTTGGTTTTGTTGTCTAGGTGCCATAACTAAGAAAGCCTCAGTATATTGTTTTTCTAATTTCATAGCTCTTTGTTGATACAAGTCAACATCCATTTTTACTTTAGCTAATTGATTAGCGTAATTCTGAACTTCAGCACCGTATTTTGTTATTTTATTTTGATTAGCAGTTGTTACTTTTTGTACATCTGCATTATATTTTGCTAAATTGTTTTGAAAATCTGTAGTATTTAATGATAAATCACTTTGAAATTTTGCAGTTGAAGATTGAACTTCTGCTTGATATTTTGACATATCATAACCAGTTTCTGCTTGATATTTTTGTAAAGCTTTAGATACCTTAGCTTGATAATCTTGAAGAGATGCTGCAACTCTACCGCTTTCTTTTTGTATATCTGCATTGTATTCTTGCAATCTCCCATTAAACCTATCTTTCCATTCCATAAATATTTTATTAAATTCTTCATTTTGCCATCTTTGAATCTCTGTGTTTACAGAAGCTTGATATTTTGATAATTCTTGTGTGTATATTTTTATATCTCTTTCTTCTTTTGTATCTTTTAATTGTGTGTTCTGTATATCCATCTGTAATTGAGCTTGGTAAGATGTACTAGCTTCATTAAACTTATTCATTTCATTTTGAACGTCAGCTTGATATTTTTGAATCTCTGTTGTTCTTTTTGCTTGAAATAATTGTAGAGTTAAATTGTTTTCTACTTGATATTCTTGAACAGCTTTATTTATTTCATTAGTATAATTAGCTAAATCTTGTTGATACAAAGATATTTTTTGCTGATCATCAGCAGAACTTAATTGTGCATTTTGTACAGATTTCTGAAATTCTATTTGATAAGCTGCATTTTCTTTATTAAAAACATTTAAACTATCTGTAACATCAACTTGATATTTCTGTATTTCTGTAGATCTATTATTCTGCCATAACTGAAGTTCTTTTTGAAAGTTTTGTGTAAATTGCTGAACTTGTGTATTTACACTATTAACATAACTTTGAAGTTCTGCTTGATATTTCTGTACATCAGTTTGAGTTTTTTGATTTTTAAATGTAGTATCTTGAGTTGCTCTTTGAAACTCCATCTGATACTCAGTATTTTCTTTATTAAAATTATTTAAACTATCTTGTATTTTGTTTTGATATTCTTGCAATTGAGCATTTATAACTTCTACCCTAGCTCTTGACATTTCACTATCTTCATCAGCTATCCAAGTATTTGCATCATCAAAATCTAATGAAACTACTGGAGGCGTATAAGTTGGAGCAGAGGTTGTAAAATCTAAAGTCTGCTCTATTATTACAGGCACAATAGGTAAAGAATCAGTTATGCTTAAATCTGTTATACTAGGTTTGGCCTCTAAAACAAGAGATGGAGCAGTATAAGTTGGAGCAGTAAAAGAAAAACTTACCGAATTATCTGATAATGAAGGAGCTGTTGGTGGAACTGCATTTATAGAAAAAGAACTTATAGTTATATTCGGTGTTAAATCTAACACTGGTTGAACATATACTGGAGCTGTTCCAGTTATTGTTCCACTATTTAAAGATATACTTGGAGCATTTGGAGTTACTGGTAATACCATATCTGGTATAGTTCCTAACTCTATTTCTGAGTATATTGGTGGAATAAATGTTTCTACAGTTCCTACATCTGAAAAATCTACATCAACGCCAGAAGGAGGAACGGGTTGAATAAAAGCTCCTGGAGCTGTATAAGAAGGTAAACTTTCATTTACTTCTTCTAATACAACAACTCCTAAATCAGAAGGTAAATTGTCATGAGCTGCTTTTACATAATAATCTATTACTTTTGCAGAAGCATATAATACTACTAAATAAACTTTATCTTTTGGGAAAAATCTTATATCTGAATCTCCATATGCTATGTCTGCAGCATCACTATCTCTTTTAGGATCAGTGTTTATATAATAAACTTTAAATGAATCCTTACCAGTAACGCCAGATGGCGAAGGGAATACGTTTATTTTCCCATTATCAAGAAGAGTATAAGCTGGATTAAATTTAGATGCATAATGAATGCTATTTATATCAGTTACTCTAGATTGTAAACTAGGAGAAATTGCTCTAGCATCCCTCCAATCATTATTAGTTCCAGCTTCTCTAACAACAGATAATATTTCACCTTTAACAGTTTCAGAATCATTAGAAGTTATCTCACTTGTAACTCTTTGAAAATGAAACTTATCTTCAGGTTTAAGTGCAATAATTTTATTCTGAACATCAATAACTGCATCTTTAAGATATTGAGTTAATCTTGTTGTTTCTGTTAAACCTGTTAAAGCTTCTACTTGTGTTTGAAAATCTGCCATTTAATCCTTTTTATTTAAGTGATCCACCCCCTGAGAGAACACACTATCAAGGGGCAGATCTATTATTGCTTATTTATTAAGCTGCACCAGCTAGTCCGTACCAGTATCCATTTGTTCCGTCATGAAACCATTTGCATAAAACAACAGTTTCGTTACTAACGTCCCAAGATGAATAACCTTTTATTACAGCATCATTAGCAGCGTTCTTGATAGTTAAATCATTACTTCCTGAATCTAGAACTAATAAACATTCCTGTCCATTCCATTCTCCATCAGAAAGTAATAATAAACCACTAGAGGCTGTTGTGACTTTTACAAGCCCTTTTGCTGTAACGTCAGCGCCAGTAGTAGCAACAGCAGTAACTGAAGATACTTCTTGGTCATCTACGTGTTTAGCAGGTTTTTGTACTTTAGCCATCATTTACCCCCTAGTCTACGTCACTTGCGATAGCACTTCCAACACCATCAGCGTCAGAATCACCTTCAACAATACCATTAACAAACCAGTTGGACTTTGATACACAAGTAATTTCTATCCATGTACCTGGTCCACCACCAGTATTTGCAACGTTATCATCAAAAGTTAGCTTGCAATGATCAGCTGCAAATTGAGCTAATGTGTTAACAGCAGCAGCATTACAAGATAAAACACCACCAACAAACATATCACCAGTGGTATCTGTTGTATCAGCTGATGTTATTGTAATTGCATCAGTTTCAGCAGCTGTCCAAACGAACTTAAACGTAACGCCTATATTTTCTACAGAAGCTGCAGGAAGTACAAAATCAGCAGCACTTCCACCTCCGCAAACAAATATAGTACCACTGTCAGCAGCTGTAAGAGTTCTAGAAGAAGCTTGTACGCATCTTACTCCAGAAGGAGCTAATTGGTCAAGATTTCCACCAGCTCCATTTTGTCCATATAAAGGTATACCCATTTATATATCCTCCTTAAGTCCATAGAGCGTGAGTCTCAGGACAACACCACTCCATGCCAGCTTCAGTTAAGATTTGATCTACTCTACGATCGACTCCTGAGTTCTCTAAAGTTTGAACCCCTACGTAGACTGAAGTATCTCTGTTAATTCCATTACCAACTAATGGTCTATATGCAGCATATTTCATATTGATACCAATCATTTTAACATTAGTACCATCTAAGTGAACATTTCTTGCTACATTCATATCACCATAAACAGTTGATATAGTTGTAATATCAATACCAAACACTTTTTTCTTACCTGATATAGAGAAATCTGCTCTATAGTTAGGTGAAACTTCAATGTTATTAGCAAAGTATCCAGATAATTTATGTAACCAATTGTAAACTGCTGTAGAACAGAAGAATACAGTTGAACCTGCATTATTGTATCTTGGATCTAGCATTGCTGATAAATCATCTAAGAAATCATCTTGTGTTTTAGTAGCTGTATTTAAACTAAATGCATTACCATATGTTGAAATAAAGTTTACTGCACCTTCTGTTGTATTATAAGTTGAGTTTTGAGACCCAAACAACAATGCATTTTCAATATCCCATTTATGTTCAATTAGTTTTTCTTTCCAGATACGAGCCCATTCATTACCTTCATATTTTAAAACTGTAGCTCTATCAGTATTATTCATAACTGCTGAAGTTTTGAAAATCTGAGTTTGACCATAGTTTGTAGAATATGGTTGGTCTGCCCAAGTTTCTGGATAACCAGAACCAGCAGCATGTGCTGAACCTACTACATAACATTTAAACGGCTCAAGAAATTCTTGAGATTTAGTTGTTGATGTAATTGAACCATCATATGCTAATCCAGCACCAGATTCGTCAGTAACATCAGAACCAGCAGTTGCATCTGTAAAGAATACAGCTGATCCAGAACCTTTAACACAAGTTGCATTAACGATTGCTTTGTTTACTGTTGCACTAGCTGTTGAATTTACACCTTGACTATCAAGATCTACACTATTAACTTTCCATAATGTGTATCCAGAAGTTGTACCAGCATCTGCATTTGCTTCACTAGAAGCGTGAGGTATTTTAATGATTTGCCCAGGTATAAAGAACTTTGGTTGAGTTCCTTCAACACCTTCTGCATAATCAACTACTTGGCCATATATATTTGACATATTACCATCACTATTGTAATCAGTAAAGAATCCAAAGCTGTAAACATTTCCTTCAGCAGGTGTTCCAGTTGTTGCTGGATCTGTTGCAGGAATTGCTGCGCCTGAACTACTAAAATCAGCCATATATGCATATCTTTTTGTATAAGACGATCTTTTTTCAGTAAACTTGAAAGAAGGATCATCAGTTGGTTTTTTGGAAACCATGCTTAAAAATCTAAAGAATGGATCCTGCGCTAAAGCTAACTCTGATACATAATTACCAAAGTTATACTTTCTACGTAACGCACCAGTATCTAAACTGGCGTTACCCGACGCAGAAGGATTCAAAGAATTAAGACCGCCTCCACTATATAGACTATTACCGCCTATAGTATTACTATCTGCCATCATTTCTCCTTAAAGGTTAATTTAAGTCTGGACAGATATAAAATATCTACCCAAACAAGTTATCTACGCTATTGTCATTGCCTAGTATAGAATTGAAAACATCTCTCTCTTCTGATACTGTTTCGCCTTGACTATTAGCTCCACTAGCAGATGTAGGCATTTGTCGTACGTTCTTCATTTGGTTTAGCATCTCATTTTTAGTATTTTGAGCAACATTAGCTTGAGCTTGATCTTTATTAATAATCAAGTGAATATCTTCTAAAGTCATTTTGTGACTTTTTGCCTTTTCTTTAAAAGCAAGAAAATCTTCTTCAGACATATTCATTTTTGCTTTAAATTCAGATTCTTGACCCTCTAAAGATTTTTTTCTCTGTATTTCTACAGCTCTTTTTTGCTCTTCTTTTACCATTGAATTAACTCTTTGTTGAACTAATCCATCTACATGAGCATTCATTACTTTAGCGCTGTCAGATTCTGGATCTGTCATTGCTTCTTGTTGATCAAAAACAAAGTCTTCATCAAGATCTAATTTTTCTTGAATCGTCTTTGCAGGTGCACCACCATTTTGAAGATATTCACGCACATGTTCTACAAGTCCGCTATCTTTCTTCATGGCATCTAAAACAGGTACAAATTGTTCAACCTCTTTGTATCTGTCTCGCCATTTAACAGCCTCTCTGCTACTATCAGCATATCGTTTTTCCCAGTCTGTGCTGTTATTCGACTGATTTGCCACTCTCTTGGAGCCTTCATCTTTATTAGCGTGGGTTACCTGTTCAGGGGCCACTTCTTGATTCGGGGTTACCTCAGTGTCTACTATTCCACCATTAACTTGGTTTTCAAGATCACTAAAGAATTTATCGGAGCCTGTATCGGGTGCTTCAGCAGTATCAAAATTATCTGCTTGCATACCAATTTCAGGGTTGCCTTGAGATTCTTCCATGATTTCTCCTTTATTCTAGTTTATAGTTTATTCATTTTTGGATGAATTATCCAAATCTTTTTTAAAATTTTGTAAAATATCTCCAGCTCTAGCTTTTGAAAGACTAGCATCATTCTTCATAGTATTACGTAATAACTTCTGCTGCCCTTCAGTTTCAATAAGCTCTTTTTCAAGACCAGACTTGACCTGTTCTTTCTTTTTGGTAATCTCCATTTCAGCATCTTGAACCTTACCTTTAATACCAGCTTGGACAAGTTGTCTTTCAAGAGTTTCAATTGTTCCGTCTTTATCTTTAACAGCTTCTTGTAGTGAAGATAATTGTCCTTGAAGTTGAGAATATAAAGATTTTCTTTGTACAATCTTTTCTTTATTTTTAATATCTGTTTCAGCAAGAACAGCTATATCATCAACAACTCCCATTTGTAATAATTGTTTTAATTCTTCTAAATATGCCCATCTATTAACAGGTAATGTAGAGCCTGATATAATTTTTGTATCAAATTTTACTGCTGTTATATCCATTGACTTGCCTATTGCTTCACCCATATCATTATAGATAGGAATATTTATTTCTTGATCTTTACCTTCTTGTATAGCACTAGGTTGTATAATTCTAAACCTTTTGTTTGCAGTATAAGTTGCTTGAGAATAATTTAAAATCAAATTACCCAATTGCCTTAAAGCAGGTTCAATAGATGTGTTCATCCATTGTTTAATTCTTCTTGTCCCATATTCATCTAACGCAAGCATACCTCTATAAGTTTCACTAGCACCAGCAGTATCTCCCATCATAGAACTATATATACCTGCTAAATACTCCATATCACCTTTACTTTCTTGAACTATAGAATAAAAAGCATTTGATAATGGAGCAGGTTGAACTGGTGTTGGGGGTGTTACTCCTGGTCTTATAGGTAATAAAGCTCCTGGACTAGAAGAATATCTTTCCCAAGTTTCAGAATCTATAGCCCCTTCTTCATACATCCATCTTAAACTACTACCTAAAGATGCATTATGAACCATAATTTGATGTGCTTTATTTATTTCTTGTTGTTTTCCAATTAATGGAGCAACTGCACTTAAAGGATATGGAGTTCCTGTCCATTTATAGTGAAAAGGTACAAGAGGATATTCTGTTACGGTTTCTGGCAAAATTACCTCAGCTAAAACTTTATCGCCTACAACTAAAGTTTGTTTAACTCTAGTATTATAAAACTTTATTGCCTCAATAACATTTTCAGCAATTGTTGGATTTTTCAACATAACTTTATATTCTTTTTCAGATATAATTGCGTTTTCTGTTTTAGAGGCTTCTGCTTGCAATTTAGCCATACATTCTTGTTGATAAACTTGTAATTGTTGTTGCATCATTTCTTGTGCTTTTTGAATTTCAAGTTCATATCTTTCAGGCAACATTTGACCTTGTTGTAAAGCCATATCCATTTGTTGTTTTTGTTCTAAGAACTGAACTTCTAATTCTTGAGCCATTTTTTGAACTTCAATTTGACATTGTTCTTCTAATTGTTTCATGACTTTAGGGTCAGGAGGTATTCTATAAAATAAGTTTATGTAAGCAACTTTAATTTTTTCATATACTTCAAAGTATTCACACAACATATCTACACTTCCGTCAGCATTTACTGCTTGAGAATTTTGCTCTGTTGTGTCATTATACATAAATAACTTTTGGTCTTCATCTCCTAAAGCTCTTACACTAAATGATTTTTGTGCTGATTCATCACTATTTGATTTAGATATTTTATTTTTATATTGAGGGAATAATTTCATTAAATGATTCTTAGGAAGTATTTTCCTTATCATTATATATGCAGCATCTTTAAATAACATATCTCTAGATTTAGGATCTACATATATATCAAAAGGTTCTGGATTTTGTATAACAACTTCTCCCATACCATTATCAGCATCTTGATCTACAGATACTAATAAATAACCTATACCTTTTGTAACGCAATCATTAACAGCATTTGTATATAATGTAGCCCCTTCTGAGTTGCCCCATACATAATCTGATAAATCAGACATAACCGCAGCTAAATCAGTATCACTACCTTCAATACCTACTGCTTGCCATCTAGGGTTGTTAGCTGTAGCATAAAAATTTAACATTTCAACAACAGGAAGAATCCTATTAATTGTAAAAGTAGGCATACCTTGTTCTTCTAGAGCGTCTTTTTCTTGTTGACTCATTTGTTCATCATGAGCAAACTCATAACCTTTTTGATTTATGATTTCCCATTGTTTTCTTGTCCAATTATTTGACAAATTAAACAATTGTCTTACTTCATCAGCTCTATTTTTTTTAGCCATTATTACTCCTTAATTTCAAAGTGAGGGAAATCATCAAACTTATTATCCATTACAGTCCAATCTTGATCCCAATCTCCACCCCATCTTAATGTTATACCCATAGATTTTGCTATCCCAATAACAAATCCAGCAAATAAATGAAAGCGTTCCCTATCATCCCAATCAATAGGATAAGGAACAACATCAACAGCTTTAGACGGATTAGCATTGTGCCGTCCATTTGGCCAATAGACTTTTGTTCTTCCTTCTTCATATAATTTATTTTGCCTTTCTTCGCTTCTGTGTCCTTCTATAACTGCGCAATCAACATGCTTGATAACTTCTTTTAAAACTTTTTGAAGCCTTTCATCACAAGTTGCTAAATGTTTTTTACTTCTTCTTCCAAAATATGGCATGTGTTCTCCTTTTATTTAATATATTCAAATACTTGCTTATTACTAGGGTTATACGGTGCTAACAATGGATCTATTGTTCTTTCTTTACCGTAATATTTTCTATTTGGATTGGGTGATTGATACAAACTATCTAACAATTCTAAAGTTTGTTTATATCCTAATTTACTTTCATCCCTATTCATCTCATACCAATCTTTTAAGTAAGGATCATTTGCAATCTCTGGATACTTTCTTACAAACTGATCAACAAATCTAGTTTCACCTACATGTCCAGAATCCCAGTCCCAACCCCAAAACTTATCATACTTATTTGCAACATGCCCTAAAACTTTATATGGTTGTAACGTTCTTGCAGTTCTACCATCCATTATTTTACCATCAATAAATATAGCATAATCTACAGCTGCCCCAAAATTGTGTAAGCTTATAGTTGATTTACTTGCACCTTTTTTAACATTTTCTCTTTGAGTTTCAGGGTGTCTATGATGAGATGTAATTTTAACTTGAACTTTTGAATTAGGATACAAGTTTCTTAAGATAGCTTCTGTTTCTTTACCTATCTGTTTTCCTTCTTTTAAAAAAGATTCAGAACTAAATGTTTTATTTTCACTCATGCTACTACCCAATTTTTAGCTTTTGGTTTATGTTTATACCATCCATCTTTGTTTTTATTCATTCCTTGAGGAGGGAATGCATACTTACATGCATAAGCAAGAGCATCTATAGTATCATCATGAGCCATACGAGGACCAAATGTTGCAATCTCTCTATGTAAATCATAATGCTCTTTTTTAATATGTATTTGCCCTACAGAAAATCTTTGAGCAAGTATTTCTTGTATTCTATCCCTTTTAGACATACGAGTTCCTGGCTTCTCCTCTTTAAAAGGAACATTAAATTGATTCCTTCTTCTCATTTCAGCACGAATAGCTTGAAACACTGGTTTACTCATAGTCGTATCCTCGATAGTAAATAAGGTAGGTTTATAAAAATTTGCATAATCAAATATGTAATCTACTATACCTTTTCTATCCATACCTGGTATACCAAGCACAGGTAATGAACGGTTCCTTATATAATCTAAAATATAAATATTATTATCTGGTGTTACTGCAACAGCCAGTATAACACTAAAATCGGAATCGCGCCTAGCACTATCAGTAGCGGGATCAACACCCACATAGATTGAACACGGCTTCGGATCATCTCCATTGGGTATAACATAAGTGACACCACTTTCTTCATCTTTTGTAAACTGCCCTTCCCAAAATTTAATATGATCTCTTGTAAATATTGCATCTTCTTCACTTTGTACCTCCATCATGTATTCTTGATAAAATTTTTGCGGAGTTCCACTATCTGCGTAGAACTTCTTTTTTCTTTCCATTTCTTTATGACCAAACCATGAAGGCCATAAAGGTGTGCCATCTTCTTGTAAAGCTTTATATGTTATTACTCTCCAACTAAAATCTTCTCCAGTTTTCTTAGCTTGTTCATGTCCTACTAAAATCTTTTGTATAAATGCATCATAATGCACTGGTGTTCCATTAATTCTCAATCTACCTGTCTTTGGTTCGAGCGCAGGAAAGACGACAGCAGTAACGAGGTTGGATATTTTACTCCTGCTTTCTGGTGTAATCGTATTATTCTCATCCTCAAAATCATCGAGAACAATAAGATCATAACGTTTATGAAGCTTAGCACCACCACGAATACCAGATAGATTGGACTTAGAAATAAGTTTACAATTGTTTTTAAGTTCAATATCATCTTCTGTCCATTTCCTTCCTTTTAAATCACCAAAATAATATTTAATTCTTTCATTAAATTCTAAATGATATTTTATATAATCTAAGTTAGGTACTGATATTTTACTTGAAGCAGCTACCCATCCATAAAATAAAGGTTCATCAGCAAAAACAAAATCATGAAGTATATTACATTTAGTCAAAACAGTCTTACCATGACCCCTAGGTAATATAACAGCAAGTTGCCTACAAGATAAATCATTTAAAGAATCAGCAACTTCATAATGGAAAAATGGAGATTCACTCCTCATAAAATCTTCATGTAAAAATAACTTCCCAAATGCAATTAAATCCTTATGAGCTAACTGCAGTTCTTCTTCTGCTTGACTTACATTTCTTGAATTTATATTAGCCATTAATATACAGGTCCCAGCTCAGTGTAATCTTGAGCAGTAATCTCATATTCATTAGTATCATCTGTCATATTTGGTGATGAACCAGTTAAATATCCATGCGCTAAAAAAGAATTACCGTCTTGATTTTCAAAATTAACTAAATCAGTTATTTTGTTTCTGTAACTACCAAAGTAAAAATTTTTACTCCACTCTTCATCTAACATATGTTCAGCTATATATGTATTACCTGGTGATAAATACATTGCCAAATCACTAGTTGGTGTACTAGCTAATGTAGTATAGTCTGGATAAATAGTTCCACTATTATACATAGTAGTATGTTCTGCATTTGTTAATTTGTGTTCATGTAAAAGCACTGGACCTAAAACTCCTATAAAGGGGCTATCCCCAGCATAGTTATTTATTAAAGTAGGTGATTTAAATCCATCACCAACATCTGCACCTAAACTGCTATAAAAGTTTCCAGTTCCTGAGCCAGTTCCAACAGAACTTCCATCTAAAAAAACTTCAAAAGCAATTGAAGTTGTACCTCTATCACAAACAACTGTAATAAAATGCCAATCTTCATTATCTATATCAGTAGATGATGTAACCGTATCAGAAGAGAGACCTTGCCATCTAATTTTTAAACTTTCACTATCAAGCCATATTTTACTGGAATATACGTTACTTTTATGTTGTTCTTCAAATAAAGTTCCACTAGTAGATACGCTATTGTTTGATTTAAACCACATACTAAAGCTATAATCATTTCCAAATGCTGTTTGTATTTTTCCTTGCTGCCAACCTGCTGCATTTGTGTAAACCATAGGACAACTAAGCTTAATACTTTGACTATGCCCATCTAAAAAGTTTAAAGTATTTGGAGTCCATGCAGTAGGGTCTAAATCTAAGATTCCATTTGGAGCATCTTCTACAAAATCAGCATTTGTTATTTCTGTAGAATGCCCCGTTCCTGCACTATAAACTGGAGTTAAATGTAAACCATTGGAACTACTGTCTAAAACTCCTTCTGTACCATCTTCTTTAAAGTTTATTCTATCAAATCTGTAATTGAATTTTAAATATTGACTGAAGAATTTGTAAAATGGATATTGTTTTGGTTTTGCAACATTAAAATAGTTAAGAATATTCGGGCTCCTGTAGTTATAAAACACTACATTGCATATACGCCAGTTATTACCTCTGGATTGATTACCATTTCCAACATAGTAATAAGACCTTGTTCCATCTGGATCATCATCTGGAGGATTATCAGGTCGAATATAACTAGTACTACTAATTGTTGTTTTTAATACATTATTTACATAAATTTTAATATCAGTAGTAGCATCATGTACAACAGTAATATTGTACCACTTATCTGCAACAAAAACATCATTAATATTCCTTGTTTTCTGATTACCGTCATTTGCATAGTCAAACCTAAGAGTACTTCCATATTGGAGTAATTCTATCCCACAAGCATCAGCATAACCGCCACCTGACCCCGCACCTAAAGAATGCCCTAAATCTACAAACCCAGTAGTAGACGTTGAAACTGAACCAACACATTTAATCCATAGACTTAAACTAAAGTCAGCACTTAAATCAAAATCACTAGATTGATAAGGTCTTCGAAGTCTAAACCAATCAGCTTCTAATATCTCTAAAGAATACTTTGGATTAAGTTCAACTGAGTTATGAGGTGTTTCATTTGATATACTATGAGCTACAGATAACATATTAACCCATATAACATATACATCGCATATTTGCCGAATTTAACTGGGCCACATTCCATCTTCCATAAATAGTAACCCCTCTTGGAATTTCTACAGTAGAAACAAGAGCGCCCCCAAGATCTCCCCATCCAGCTTCTCCAGTACCAACCCAATTAGTTCCCCCATCATATTTATCTTTTACAGAAACTAGCTGTGCAAATTGACAGTCAGTTAACGCAGTTATTGCTACTATACATCTTTCTCCACCAGGAAGAGTGACAGTGCTAGCATTTTGTATAATAAAGCTTCCTAATTGACCTAAAGCAGCATTTTGTGCTTCTTGAACTGTATATGTTTGTAAACCTTTTTGTACTCTTTGTGCCATTATTCTCCTTAATAATCTATAACTTGTTTATATTTTTTAGGTTTTTCAAAATCTTCTATTGTATTTATATCTGTAGACTTAAGTTCGTCCATAACACCTCTAGCATTTAAATCAGATTCCGTTTGTATTTCGTCTTCTCCATAAAATTGAAACTCGTCTGGATTATTTACATTAGTTTCTCTACTATCAACATCTAACTTTTCTTCAGGAGCAACCTTTAGTATTTCAGGACTCCCTTTTGATATATCTGATGGAGCATCTGGAGTTGGGCTAGGCTGACTAACATTGTAAAGTTTATTTGACATTCCTGGATGATTAGGCACATCACTTTTAAGATATGTTTTCATAGGCTTTGCTTCATAATCCACACCAGGTTTAAAAGGCTTAAAATTTCTTTCTTCAAAAAACTCATAAGCATTTTTAGCTACATTTACAGCTAAAGGACCCATTCCCATTTTAAGTCCCATTTTAACCAAATCAAAAAAACCAGCCAAACTAGACCGATCACCTCTTTGTGGTCCTGGTTTTGGCACTTGAGGAAACTGTTGTTTTTTTCTGCCCGCCATCAATAAGTCCTTCCTATAATTTCTTTTAATGTTTGTTGAAAATTTCCTGAATAACCAGGAGCTCTTATAGCTTGAATTACCTGCCTTTTTTGACTTAAATCTAAATGGCCCAAAACATCAGTTTGATTAAAACCAGTAAACTTATCTGTATCAATACCTTTTTCTTTTAACCATTCATTAGCTTTTTCATTTACATCTAAACCTTTTTCAACAAGATCTTGAGCCCTACCGAATACTCTGCCCTCTCCAGTATCTGGATCACCTTTTCCACCTTGAAATAAACCTTTATCATCAGTCATGTTTTCCTTTACTGCTGAAAACATATCTCCAGCTTTTGACACAGCATCAGATTGTGCGATAGCACTAAATAAGTTTTTCATTCCTTCTGAAAAAGACATTAATATCCCACATCTTCTATTCTAGGTTCTAATTTAGCTCTACGCAATCTATTCCTCATATTTTCTTCACTATAGTCACCTAGCTCATCATAGGTGCCCATACCTTCACCTTCAACAGTTGTTTCAAACCCCTCTTTAGCTATATCTGAATAGTCTGTACCGTAAATAGAACCTTCAGGTATTACACCTGTTCTATTTACAATATCTCCAATATCAAAATCATCACCACCAGATAAAATCTCAGCACCCATATCACCCATATCATATCCTAGACGTTTTGTTACTGCTTCAGGATTATCGCTATAATGATCATAATCTCCAAATTTATCTGGATGATTTAAAGTAGCATACCTCATTTTATGCGCATGTTCTTCTTCTTTAGCTAACTTTTGGTTATGTATTATTGGAGCTGCAACTGTATTCCAATTTTTTGAATAATTTTCAGGATCATGTTGTTGTAAATATTTTTGAAATCTACTTGTAGACCATCCTTGGTCATCATAGGCATGCAATTGACCCATAATTTTCTCCCAGTTTTTTGGATCAAGAAGTTCTTCTTGGCTCATACCAATATCTTGAAGATTTAATGCTCTTGTTTCTCCTCCAGAATGTATATTGTAAAAATTTTTATTTTGACCTCCTGTTCCACCTAGTTCGTTTGATAGAGCCATATTTAAAAACTGACCGTAGTCTTTATCTTCTAAATCGCCCTGAGCAAATTTACCAAGACCAACCATATCCATCCCCATACTATATTTTTTGCCTTTTTGATACTGATCAAGCTCTCTTGTTAGGCTATGAGCGTGCAAATCGTCGGAAGCTTTATCACTTGTACCAGTTGTAAGCGCCCCTGGAAGTGTGTGCTGTGTTGCATCTTTAAGACGGCCAAACGTCCTACCACCTCTACCACCCTGGAAAAGACCCTTATCATCAGTCATTTTTTCATGTATGTTTGAGCCAGTCTTTTTTAGAGCGCCCATTATCTTATTCATTAAATTATCTGCCATTTTACTCTCCTATTTGTTTTGGTCTTTCTGCCTCAGCTAGTTTATCTTTACTGAAGCCCTGAAATACCGCACCAGTAAGCTGTGTGACCTGTGTTTTATTTTTATCTTCTAAGTCCATTATATCTGCAAGTTTAAATAAAGCTTTTAATCTTGTTTCATCCTTTTCAGATGATAATGCAATTGTATTAATGTTTTTTAGTATACTATTCTCATCAATACCAAGTTCTTCTAATACGGGTTTTAACTCTTCTTTCATAGCCGTTTTTATCCTCGTAGTTTTAATTAATTGTCCAGCACGCAATCCTGCATAGTGCGGGTCATTCGTAGGGAACGCCTTTAGATACGCCTTGCGAGCATCCATACCAGATGCAATATACTGGACAAACTGGTGTTCCCTACTAGATAGATCTTCTCTATCTTCAATTCTTTGGTTTCTCTCTATGTGGCCACCTATACTATAGATGTTTACTCTTTTGGAAGTATCCATCTTAGTCTTGTCAGAAACTATAAAAGTGCCTGTACATGTGCCTATATATCTTTGTTCTCTGTTGGTACCATAAGGTTTCATCATAGTACCTTCTCGTAAAATCTGGATAATGCAGCCATCATCTGCTTTTACCCAATCCCCTATAGAGCCTTTCTTCCAGTTATATAAATAGTCTATATTAGAGGGTACTTCTTCATTATCCTCAAATACTGTATGCTCTATTTTATTTATCTTATAATGTCTCATATAACCCTAAACCCGCCAGGGTTTAGATTAGCTAATTCCAAGTTCACCACCATCAACATATTTCATCATATATTCTCCCATCTCATTTGTAATGGGTATATCTTGTCCATTTACCTCAATTACAAAATCAATATTATCTTCAATAGCTTCTGATAGATGGTCAATTTCATCGTTAGTTGGATCATAAACAATCTTCAGTGTATATTCCTTTTTCATATTAGATACTCCTAACCCCTGATATATAGTGAAAAATTTTTTTAAAATTTTATTTAACTCCAAATTTCGCCTTGAGCCAGTAATATTCTCCCATACTCAAACTTATATTAAAGCAATTTCTACCAGTTATCGGGGACAAACCAGATCTCTATATGAGGAGGCAACCCAACGTCTGACCCTTTACTTGCTTGTTAGGCCTTCAAGGGTGATAATCGAATTTCTTCAATTACTGATGGCTATAATATAAAACATTAAATATTATAAAAACAATAGAAAAAAAGGAAGGTTTTAAAAATTGTGGCATTTTGGTATGCGGTCTTTATAAAAAGAGTACCCCCTTATCAGGGGTTTTTCACTATCGTGATTTCGTTATTTTCTATTTAGATTATTTTATTACTTTTTGGTCAAACTTAAAAGGAGAAACAAATGGCTGAAAGAATAAGAAAGCAGAGAGAATATACCTCTACTGTTAGGATGGACAATGAGTATAAACTGGATCCAACGAATCC